ATCAGCACAGCCACCATATGATGCCGACAATCCACGACCTTCCATTGATGCAGAACTATAAGGAGAAAGACGATCCTTTTGTAAAGCATGAGCCATGCCCAGATCAGTCTGGGTGTGGCAGTTCTGATGCCTTTAGTCGCTACTCGTCAGGTAGCGGCTATTGCTTCAAATGCGGATTGTACGAACACAGCAATGGCGATGTAGCGCAACCAAGCGCACCCACCCCACTAAGGAGGCCATTAGAAATGACGGGAGTAGTAGCAGCAATCCCAGATAGACGTATCAGCCACGAGACTTGTAAGAAATACAACGTCACCGTGGAGTTCGATACAGAAGGCAAGATAGCCAAGCATATATACCCATACTATGCTACCGGCTCAAATGAAATCAAAGCAAGTAAAGTTAGAGTAGTTAAGAACAAGGACTTCTTTGCTACTGGCACCATGAATGAAGGTGTAGGCTTATTTGGTCAAAATACCTGTAGAGGTAAAGGTAAGTTCATTACCGTTACTGAAGGTGAACTGGACGCATTGAGTGTCGCTGAGATGTTTGACTGCAAATGGGATGTAGTGTCTCTGCGTAACGGAGCATCAGCAGCAGCCAAGGAAGTCAAGGAACAGCTAGAATTCCTGGAAGGTTACGACCATGTTGTAGTGTGCTTTGATGATGATAAAGCAGGACAGCAAGCAGTCGATGAAATCAAAGACCTGTTCTCACCAAGCAAGCTAAAGATCTGTAAGCTACCTACAAAAGATGCCAGTGATATGCTGGTAGCAGGTAGAATCAAAGACTTTGTAGCAGCGTGGTGGAATGCTAAAGGCTATCAACCTGACGGTATAGTCTCAGGTAGTGATACATGGGATGCCTTGACCAACAAGATAAAGGTTAAATCTACACCTTATCCGTGGTCTGGTTTGAATACCTATACTAAAGGCTTTAGACCTTATGAGCTAGTGACAATCACCAGTGGCTCAGGCATGGGAAAGTCGCAGATAGTGCGTGAGCTTGAGCATTACATGTTGAGAGCCACTGAAGATAACATTGGCATACTAGCGTTAGAGGAAGACATAGCTAGGACTGCTCTTGGTATCATGTCAGTAGAGGCAGACTGTCCTTTGCACCTTGAGGAAGACTTAGATCAAGATGTAGCTAGGCCATACTGGGAGGCTACACTAGGCACAGGTCGATACTACCTATTTGACCACTGGGGCAGTACAAGTGAGGATAACCTACTAGCCAGAGTCAGATACATGGCAAAGGCATTAGACTGTAAGTGGATTATCCTAGACCACCTGTCTATTGTAGTCTCAGCACAAGAGAACCAAGACGAACGCAAAGCAATTGATGCCATTATGACTAAGCTAAGGTCACTGGTACAGGAGCTAGGCATAGGTTTATTCCTTGTGTCACACCTAAAGAGGTCACAAGGTAGGTCACATGAGGACGGTGGGCAGATCAGTCTAAGTGAGCTTAGAGGCTCACAGGCTATAGCACAGCTATCGGACATGGTGATAGGTTTAGAAAGAGATCAGCAGGAGGACAACGAGGAACGTAGAAACACTACTACAGTGAGGATACTTAAGAATCGTTATGCTGGTTTAACTGGTGCATGTTGTTACCTGAAGTATAATAACTTTACTGGTAGAATGACTGAAACAGCTAAACCAAAGGAGGTAGACAATGCCCTCTAGTTCACCAATGTTTTTAGACATAGAGACTAATGGTCTAGATCCAGACACAATCTGGGTAGCAATAACTATGCAGGATGGAGTAGTGCAGGAGCATTATACGCCTGAGACTCTCACAACTACCATAGCAGGAGACTTTAAGGTAGTAGGTCATAACTTGATAGGCTTTGATGTACCTGTACTGTGGAAGCTTTGGAACGTCTCTGTGGATAGTTCCAGGATTGAAGATACCTTAACTATGTCTCGCTTTCTTGAACCTAACCGCGAAGGTGGTCATAGTCTAGCTAACTGGGGTGAGTACCTTAACTTCCCTAAAGGTGACTACAACGACTGGTCATGCTTGACACCTGAGATGGTAGCTTATTGTATAAAGGATGTGAAAGTCACAGCTAAAGTATACGATAGATGTTTAAGTCAGCTTACGGTTAAGAAGATAAGCAGGCAGGCACTGGAGTTAGAGTACCAAGTTCAGTCTATTATCAGTAAGCAGATAGACAATGGCTGGCTGATAGATCTTAGGCACGCTATGGAGTTACTGGCTACCTTAAAGGAAGTTAAACTGAAACTGGAGTACAAAGTACATCAGAAGTTTAAGCCTAAGTGGGTAGACGTTAAGACTGTTACACCTAGGTTTAAGAAGGACGGCAGCTTATCTAAAGTAGGTTTAACTGACGATGAGTACGAGCAGTTACTTACAGTAAGTAGCCCTAAGCCTTTCATGCGTAGAATGTTAAAGCCTTTTAACTTAGGCTCCAGAAGACAGATAGGTGAGTACCTAAAGGACTTTGGATGGAAGCCTACAAAGAAGACACCTAATAAACGGCCAATAGTAGATGAAGTAACATTGTCTCAGGTTAAAGACATACCGGAAGCACAACTGATAGCTGAATACCTTATGATTCAGAAAAGAATTGCACAGGTACAGTCATGGCTAGAAGCTGCTAATGATGATACTGACAGGGTACAAGGTTACGTTAATACACTGGGTGCTGTAACTAATCGTATGACACACAGTAGTCCTAACCTAGCTCAAGTACCAGCAAGTTACTCGCCATACGGTGAAGACTGTAGGAAATGTTTTATTGCTAGAGATGGCTACAAGCTAGTAGGCTTTGATGCCAGTGGACTAGAGCTAAGAATGCTGGCTCATTACATGAATGATCAGGAGTATACTAATGAAATCCTTAACGGAGATATACACACAGCAAACCAAGGACTTGCAGGACTTGAATCAAGAGATCAGGCAAAGACTTTCATATATGCCCTCCTATACGGTGCGGGAGATGCAAAACTTGGAAGCGTGGCTGGAGGAGGCTCAAAACTTGGTGGAGAGCTTAAAGAAAGATTCATGTCTAATCTCCCAGCATTTGCAACTCTTAGAGACAGCATTGCTAGAGAAGCAGCAGATGGAGTTATTGAAGGACTAGACGGTAGGCAGTTACACATTAGATCAGCACATGCTGCACTGAACACTTTATTACAAAGTGCTGGTGCTATTGTTATGAAGAAAGCCCTGTGTTTGTTGCATGAACGTGCTACAATAGCAGGGTTAGACTATTACTTTGTAGGGAACATACATGATGAAGTCCAAGCAGAAGTTAGATCAGGACAGGAAGACAGATACGGAAGACTTGCAGTCGAGTGTTTGGAATCAGCAGGAGCTTTTTACAGCCTCAACTGCCCACTCACAGGAGAGTACAAGGTTGGAGCAAGCTGGGCAGACACACACTAGCATTTGTCAAGGCTGTGGAGTAACGCTTTTAGCTGGACAGAACTGGACGTACTCAAGAGTTCTTAAAAATGAGCGTATATGTAAAAACTGTAAAGCTAAACATAATAGAGAGCACGAAAAAACAAGGATGTATGTTGATGGTAAATACATAAAAGTATCACATCCTTTGTACAAAGCTGGTAAGTACAAGTCCTTTGAACACGCAGCTTTTGAATCTCTTGGAAACTACAAAGGCGTAGTTGAAGGTCAGGTGTACATTCTGTACAGTCCTGCTTACCCTAGCTGGTGTAAGATAGGAATGGCAGTAGATGCAAGAGACAGACTAAAAAACTTCCAAACAGGCACACCCTACAGGGACTACATATTAGTAGCATCCTATGATGTACCTGATAGACGGGAGGCTGAGAAAGAAGCACATAAACTGTTACGGGAAACTCATGCCAGTAAGAACGAATGGTTTGTAGTAGGTGCTAACGTAGCTAAAGAGATACTAGATGGGCATTTTAATGAAGACAACTGATACATTGATAAAAGACATCTATAAGCTAATGCAGAACAAGCTGTCGGACAGCAAGGTAGATGCAGAAGCAGAGATAGATAAGTTTGGTGAAGCCTGTAAAGATCTTATGCGTAAGGAGTTCCTTAACGGTAAGAGATCTGATAACCGTAAGCTGCGTATGTCCAACATAGGTAAGACTGATAGATACCTATGGAACCACTATAATAACGTAGGGCCAACTGAGAAGATGCAGTCTCACACCTTAGTCAAGTTCATGTACGGACACTTGATTGAGGAAATGCTGCTACTGTTTGTACGTCTAGCTGGTCATACAGTTACACATGAGCAAGCATACGCTGAAGTACAAGGTATCAAAGGCAGTATGGACTGTAAGATAGACGGTGTTGTGACTGACGTTAAGTCTGCTAGTACCTATGGCTTTAAGAAGTTTAAGGACGGTTCTTTAGCTTTTGATGATCCTTTTGGTTACATAGATCAGATCAAAGGATACGCTAGGTCTGAAGGTGAGACTGAGGTAGGTTGGCTTGCTATGGATAAGGCCAATGGTCATTTGACATTCTTGAAGTACGACTTAGAGGATGAAGAAGCACCAGCCTACCCTGTTCTAAAGAAAGACATTGAAGAACGTATAATACATATCAAAGAGATGGTGCAGAAGGAAGAACCACCGGAGCTATGCTATGAGACTGTCCCAGACGGTAAGTCAGGCAACATGAAGCTGGCTATGGGCTGTTCTTACTGTCATTTTAAGCATTCTTGCTACCCTAACCTACGCGCCTTTGCGTACAGTTATGGGCCTAGGTACTTAACGGAGGTGGTCAATGAGCCTAAAGTCCAAGAAATACTCTAAGAGTGTATATAGGTCTGGACTTGAGAAGAAGTTCGCACAACTTATGCCTAAAGGCAGGTTCCTATATGAGCCATATGATATACCTTATGTTACACATAGGAAGTACAAGCCTGACTTTGTGGACAAGAAAACAGGTGACATCATAGAGACTAAAGGCTTCTTTAGATCAGGGGATACACAGAAATATACTGCTATCCGTGATATGATAGCACCTACTAAATTAGTATTTGTACTGTCTGACCCTAACAAGAAAGTTAGGAAAGGTTCTAAGATAACTATGGGACAGTGGTGCGCTAAGGAAGGATTTGATTTTTACACACTAGATGAGTATGCAGATCATGTCATTAACAATGGATGAGATAAGAGAACGTGTATTGACACGATACGATATAGATGACTTGCTTACATTGCTGGATGTTACAGCGGAAGAAATAGTAGACAGGTTTGAAGATAAGTTTATTAACAGGCTTTCTTTGTTTGAGGAAGAACTAGAAGGCCAGGAAACAGACAAATGGAGTGACGATGAAGACGATTGATGATGCTACACCGGAGGAATGGAATAGCTTACGCAAAGGTTTTAGATGGCCTTATGAGGCTGTAGAAGACGATGCTGTAAACGAACACCCTAGGTTTGCTGAAGCTGCTATGACAAGTAGCTATGACCCTGTAAATAACCCAGCGCATTACAATACTGGAGGAGGCATAGAGTGTATAGAGGCTATGGAAGCAATGCTTTCAAAGGAAGAGTTTACAGGATACCTGCGTGGTAACTCCTTCAAGTACAGATGGAGAATGAATCATAAAGGCAGAGCAGTACAAGACCTAAAGAAAGCACAGTGGTATGAGAACAAGCTGCTAAGTATTATAGAGAAAGGAACAAGCAATGATAAGTAAAGTAGGTAAGCAGGACTACTTAGGAATAGAGATTGATTACTCTAGGGAAGATGATCTTAATACTTTCTCCACTGAAACATTAAAAGATAGATACTTATGGGAGGATGAAACTCATGCACAAGAAGCCTTCGCAAGAGCCTCAGTCTATGGCGCAACGTATCAAGGCTATACTGACTACGATCTTGCACAGCGACTTTACAACTACTCTAGCAAGAGCTGGTTTGGTTTTAGCACTCCTATACTTAGCAACGGGGGAACCACTCGTGGTTTACCTATTAGCTGCTTTCTCAATTATGTTCCTGATTCGCGTGGCGGTCTATCTTCTCATTATGATGAAAACATTTGGCTTGCTAGTGGAGGTGGAGGCTTGGGTGGATACTGGGGTGATGTTAGAAGTAACGGCGTTTCTACTGCTAACGGTAGTCAGTCTACTGGTAGCATCCCATTCATGCATGTAGTAGACAGTCAGATGTTAGCCTTTAATCAAGGCGTTACTAGGAGAGGTAGTTATGCAGCGTATATGGACATCAGCCATCCAGAGATTGAAGAATTCATTGCTATGCGAAAGACCACTGGTGGAGATCTTAATCGTAAATGTCTTAATCTACACAATGGTGTTAACATTAGTGATGCCTTTCTCAAGCGTGTAAAGAATGATGAGAACTGGAGACTCATAGACCCTAAGTCTAAGCAGGCTATCAAGACTGTATCAGCTAGGGACTTGTGGTGGCAGCTACTGCACACTAGAGCAGAGACAGGTGAACCATACATTGTAAACATGGACAGGTGTAATGAAGCACTGCCTGAGTCTCAGAAGGAGCTAGGCTTAAAGATACGCCAGAGTAACCTATGCTCAGAGATTACACTACCTACAGGAGAAGACCGTACAGCAGTCTGCTGC